GGCTGCCATGTACATTCCAAGCAACTACTCCGCCGATGACCAGAGCAGCAAGCATCAACACGATAAACAACTGTTTCCAGTACTCTTTGACGAGTGCCAAGATCATAAAAGCACCTTACTGGCGGTGATGTACCGCGCGCGCCGGTCGTCGATGCCGTTCTGGCCACCGTTGATAATCTGCGTGACGCGTACCAGGTCGCCTGTGTACTTCATGCAGCCTTTGGTGGCGAAGAACCACGCCGCACTGCGGGCCGCGTATTCATCCTGAGCCAGCAGTTCAGGATGAGAAACCAGATCAACCTTTATCCCATTACCGCAATCGCGATAGTTGTTCAGGAAGGTGATCTGGATTAGTCCACGCCCGCGGTAGTTCCAGCCATCGCCAGGACCGTTGTTACCGTATCGCTTACTGTAAACAAGGTTGGCAATAGCCCGCTGTCGCTCCAGTGGCAAAACCTTCTCATAGGTTTTACGTCCGAGTGCGCTGGCCTGGTCCGGCGTAATGCGGCCGTCACGAATAAAACCAGCCAGTCCGGCAATACTATAGTTGAAGTTTTCCACCAGCCTGGTAAACCCGGTGCTTTCATGCCCGGCCTGGGCAATGAACATTGCCTGATGCTGTGGATCAATAACGCCAAACTCTTTCATTGCTGCGGTGATATGTGGATACCAGCGCGCAGCCAGTTGCTCAGTGATACCGGCAGCGCGCCGGAACTGGTTAATGTCCATGTTGAGACCTCGATATTTTGAAAATCTGTACGACGTTGCCGCGTGTCTTCAAGACAGCGGCAAGCATGACAGCATTGATGACGACCTCCGATAAATCGGCGGCCATTGGCGTGTGATACCAGATAGCGTAAGCGGTACGGACAGGAATACTGGCGGCGGCCACAATGAGAAAGTAAGCAATCCACCCTCCCCATCTGCGATGTTGCGACCCATTACGCCGGAATGTACCGACGCGGATCGCTATACCTGAACAAATAACCGCATTGGTAATAAGCAAAAAAAGCTCATGAGTTGCCATCGTCTTTTCTCCCCGGGATTAACTCGCGTGGATTGTCGGAACGGTGATAGAGCCAGATGCCAATGCGCACTGCGACGATTGCTGACACGAATGCGCCAGCAGAGAAGACGATCCCTTTCTCGAAAGAGTCCTGCGTGATAGTAGGGAGCAGGCTGGCCACGCCGATAAGGATGGATGCTGTGGGCTTGTAGAAGAGAAGGCCACAGAGGAAGCTGAGCATCGACAGGAGAACCCTGCGGCGGATCGGATATTCAACCGCTGAGGTAACAAAGATTACCGCACCAGCAAGAGCACCTAACGCCACCTCTGGCGGGACACCTGCGATTACAGCAGCAAGCGAACCCATACTAAGCCACTGATTTAATGACTCACTTGTTAGCCCGGCTGACATAATGACCACCGTTTACTGTGCATAACGAACCCCCTTAGTTGGTGAGTCCATCATACACAATAAACCATATATGGTTAAATATGGGCGTACTTTATTACACCCATATAATATTTTTAATTATATCAATATGTTATGCCATCAAGACTAATGTTACCTGTAGAGAATCCATATATTTTGATTGTTCCGTTAGTATCTATAACGATATTACCCTGCCCAATCGGATTACCACTTGCATCAAGTTTTGTAACAGAAAATGCCATTTTCCTAACTGGCGAGATGCTCAACGGAAGGTTGCATACTGTCGTACCGTCGGCGGTTATACCTGTTCCGATGTTAGAGATAGTGCCAGTTAATGCAATTTTACCATCGGGATATGATGTTACAGCAGCATGAACCAGTGCAGTTACTGACCAGCCATTTGCCCCCCACACACCTGGCATCCAGTGGTTAATTATAGGATCATTACGTCTACCGAACATATGTGATGCAATAGCTCTGGCATTTGACAAGCCGAGAAGAATTCTTCCGTATGTGGTCGGGTGAATGTTGTCCATAACAACAGGGTCCTGATTTGTCAGGAGATATTCGGCTACGATTGGTCCGAGATCGTCAAGAGAACCAGTATTCAGGGCATTAAGCGGCTGATTAACCTCTTTATTACAAACAGCTACTGTGTTGGCAAGTATCGCCCTGTAAAGCGCCCCACGCTCGTAATTTGCCGAAGGCTGTCCATAACCAGCAACCCCGGTTAACGTAACACTCTGATCTCTGGTATAGAACTGTGTAGGCAAAGATACAATGCAGGGAATCCCAAGGTTATTTGCAGTCAGCATCATCTGCTTAACGTTATCTCGTAATGCCTCTCGTCCGGATTGCCTTTGAATATCATTCACTCCGATTTGGAAAAGCACTACATCGATATCATCCAACGATGTGGCATTAAATATATTAGCGATATCTCCTGATGCATACCCACTTATTGCAATTGTCTGCATACGTCCAACGCGAATGCCATGAGTTCCTTCTAGTGCTTGTTGCGCGAACTGTACCCATCCATTTCCCATAGAGGCATCAGTGATTGAATCGCCTACAACAGCGATATTTATCGGTTTTGCAGAGCGGTATTGTCGATTTTCGATAATGTATGGATAGAAGACAGACATATACTCACCGCCATCGCCAAGTGATCCAAATCCTACACGACCAATGATTCTCCCGGTTTGACGAATTGTAACTCGCTCTATCCCGTTAACCAGGATAGTGAATGACTTAAGCGTATCAACACGAACGGATGCAATACTGTTTTTTAGCCATTGTGAAGCATGAGTATCAGATCCAGCATATGCAATGCTTTTTGTAGAGCATGCTCCGCCAATTGTTCCCTCAACTAAAGTACCATGTCCAAAACGATCCTCGTAATATATCCACCGCATATTTTCAGCTTCAACTACAACGCATGGCACACCACCGGTGTTGTCACCCTCATACATCGACACGAAATATTCAGAGCACGGCTTCACTCTGCTGTATGCAGCAAAAACAAGATTCCCTGTAGGGGCTGGAATGGACACAGCATCGTCAGAAAGTGACGCCGCTGGGGTATCTGCAACAACACCCATAGGCCAGGAACCAGACAGGAAAGACCACCCAGAAGTAAAGACAGTTAATACTGGCGTTTCTTTATCCGGAATATCGCAAAATAACGTTTTATTGTCTGTGTAGTTTGCATTTTTTATGATGGGAGGGGTTGGAGGTGTTCCAGGAACAAGTGGTGTATATTCGCCTTTTGTAATTCCAACACTTGAACGTAATAAATAACTGGTACTATTACCAGTAAAAAAGAATTTTACAGGTCTGACAAGTTTTACCAATGGTGATTTGACAGCTTCATCGCTTGCAGTATTAATTGTCACGCTATCATCTACGTCAAGTATGAATCCATTCCAGTATCCAGCAGGAATCTCTGGTGTAAATACCATACTAACAATAGTTTTAGAATTAATTCTAATTGTCTTATCTCTTGTTGAAACATACGATTTTAGACTGTCAAGAGCAGCACGGTAGTCATGCCCAGGAACGCCGCCAAAAGTTGAAATATTTGCAGGTGATACTAAGTCAAACCTTGACCCATCAGGGGTAACAAAGTAACTTCCTCCATCTGTGTCACCTGCAGTACCGATCCCTGTTCGTATGTAAGTAGCACCACCACCATCATTAAATGAGTATCTACCACCAGTAATGATACAACCGATAACTGAATCAACCATGGAAGACATTGCATCATTTGTTGATTTATAAACTTTTGTAGTTTCATATATGGCGCTTCGTAGTGTTGCATCACTTACATATCGCCATGCACCTGGAGCAATACCACCTGTAGTTTGCGGTGTAGATTCAGGAGGTACTAACTTAGGAAGGGGGCCATCCCAGCGATAATATTCTCCATCACTTTCAAACAATAAAACATCGTTTGGATATGTTAATGTATTACCTAATTCAAAAGATCTTCTTATGTTATATCCATAAAGACCATTATTGATGGTATTTATAATTGTATTAACTGTCTGCATAAGGTATTGATAAATATCATCAACATACCCTTTATTTGCAGCATCATTACGATCAAAAGGTGCAAGCAAGTTTTTAATAAACTGATGTTTTGCATCATAAAAATTAGAAATAACAGTTGGTTTTGTCAACGCCAACCTTGTCCATGAATAACACTGTTGGATCAACATTGTCAGTTTATCAAAAGCATCCTCATGAACCTCTGCGAAGAACTTACCCTGATTGCGAAGATCTGTTTCCTGCGTAACCGGAATTTCTCGCGATATGGAAATCTGATATCCATTTGTCAGAGCGGTTGACAGAATGACGTTACCTCCAGTGTACCCACCGGCCCCGGTTACCGTGTAATCTGTATCAAGTGCCAATACTGTCAAGTTTTCATCCAGGTCTACAACCTGAACAACCAGATCAGACTTCTGAAAAATTCTGAAGGTATAAGGGAATGTCGTCGTGACGCCATTCCCGGTGTATTCGTTATGGTCGACTTCGGTTGAGACCGTCATGTTAAATCTCCAGATAGTCGCAGCACCCGTTGCGCCGCATATCCGGTTATTCTATTACCTGAAAAACCATATATGGATAGACAACCCATAAATACGAACAGATATTACCTTTCAGGTGATTCGCAAAACGTGCTGGATAGCAAATAAATTATTTGATACTGTATATTTATACAGTTATTGCATGGAGAAGATAAGATGCAGCAGTATCACTATCCACTGGAAGACGGATTTACCGAAAGGATTCACACGCCGGGAGGCGTCAGATCACTGGTGGAGGGATCGCACTTGATGAAATTACTCCGGGAGCTCGATAAGGATGGATTTAATGTCGATGGCCCACTTGCCGAACTGACTGCACTGATTAACTACGTCACCAGCTCACAGATGTCTATGCGGGATCTGCAAACACATCTCGACTATTGTGCCGAACAATTACGAAAACAAACCAGATAAGGTTTGCAATTACCAAGTGGAGTGCTTATATTTACCTTTGCGGTAAATTTACATCGCACTCCTCTTGTGCCATAGTAATCGGGCACTGGAAAAATCCAGTGCCGGGATTGGCGTCCCGGATTACTAAAAGGCGCATTCACCGCGCAAGCGGTTTTTTTATGCGTATAGCACGGCCACATTCGTATTATGGTGGGCTGTGTGGGGGCACCGAAAGGTGCGCCGGGTCCTTTTAGCCGGTTACGCCAACCCTGCACAGTTCACCACCAACCGATTGGCGTCGGTAGTGGTGATTAACCAGACTAAAAGGTAACCACTATGACAGCTACAAAAAGCACGTCCATTTTTTCTTTCGAATCCCAAGCCGATATACGGGTAATCGTCATTAATGGTGAGCCATGGTTTATCGCTTCAGATGTTTGTCGGGCTATAGGCATAGCAAACCATCGAGATGCTGTTCGAAAACTTGATGATGATGAGAAGGGCGTCGCTTCAACCGACACCCCTGGCGGTGAGCAAGAATCGATCATCATCTCCGAGTCAGGCCTCTACACACTGATCCTCCGCTGCCGCGACGCAGTGACACCAGGCACTATCCCCTACCGCTTTCGCAAATGGGTTACAGGTGATGTTCTTCCTCAGATCCGTCGCACCGGAAGTTACATTAAAAACTCGCTCCCGCAGGAAGAACGCATAAAGATGGTTGCCGACCAGGTAGCCAGCGCCACAGCATCAGCAGTGATGCAGGCAATGAAGGTAGAGAACAAAACCTACAGCGCCCCACTGAAGCCCGGCTACCGCAGCCTGATTCATTCGCCGTCTGGTGTTCTTGGCCTGACGGAGAACTCACTGCTGATGAATCTGCTGAACCAGTTACAGGACGACGGGCATGACGTATCGGGCGCGGCGGCGGAGCTGACCACCATGTTCTGCTACATCGTCGGTGTGAGCAAATGCCTGCGTGATATCCAGACGCACGCGGAGTACATCAGCGACAAAGCAGGGTTCTTCTGACGGGCGGCGGCACAGGGATGTGCCTTTAAAATAATCATTGGCGATGTGATGTAGATTCGCGTAAGATTACCTTAAAGGTAAAAAGTCAGTCGGTTAGGGAGGTGAGTATGGTCCAGATAGCTGATAAAAGAAAAGGTAAAGAAAGACCGGGTCGACCATCGATCCGTCGTTCTCCTGAGTATAAGGCGAAACTGAGCGCTGCTTCCGATCTTCTCGCTGCAAAAATGGAAGAGAAGCGTTTAGCATGGGAAATAAAATAGTTCGCTCCGAATTGATTAAAGAAGCAATTATTGAAGATCCTTTGGTACGCCTTCCCATAGATGAGTTTGAAGAATACAAACTCATCTGCTTGGATGAGGGAAAAATACCTGCCCCACCTGAACCTGAACAGCATGAGTACGTTTCTTACATAGACACAATCGGAAGGGATAAGTACTTCAGGAAACCAACCGAAGCGAGAGCTGAGGAACTTTTTCATGCTCATGTTTGGCAAGAGGGTTGTTGCTGGGGAGAGGGTGACGATTTACTAATTCAATGGGCCTGCACAAGTAATAGTTACGTTGTGTATTCCTATTTTGTTGATATTGATGATGATCATCATATCTATATAATTGATTATTGTAAGGATAAAGCTCACGACCTGATTGAAGACAAGCAACAGGTATCCATATGGACTGAGCAAGCTAAACAGTATCGATTACAACATATTAAGCCCGCATAGCGGGCTTTTTTGTGGCTGAAATCTGAGCGCAGAGATACAATCTTCAGGCCACGTATAAGTGGCCTACACATGGAAAGAAAAAATGAAAAAAGCATTAGCGGTTCTGTTTGTTCTGTTGTCTTTGGGTTCTGCTACACAAGCTTTTGCTGGAAACTGCCAGCATGACAGCGATACGGCTTCGGATGGATCACGCTGCGGTGGTCGTTCTGCGGATTCCCGCCCGGGCGGCGGTGGCATTCGTTAAAAACAAGGCCGCGAAAGCGGCCTGTGACATGTCACGTCCCTTTTCTGAATGATAGCCATTCGAAAAATGATGACATTCCACCGCAGACAATAGCAAAGATTATCCCACCAAAGAATAGAAGGCCAGCCTGCCACCACTCCCACCGCCATACATCCACAGCGCCAACCATACCAACAATCGCTCCAACAAATGGAATATAGCTCACGATGAAAGCAATGGGGGCTGCAATTATCCAGTGCAATCCCCACCATGATTCAAGCCCAGCCATAATTGCTGCCAACTGAAAAAGACCAACGACGATATAAACAATGAATCCTATAGCTTGCATGTAGTCACCTATTTACCCAATAAAAAATAAGAGGCCTCCCCTCAATAAGGCTTGCAACAAGAACTACTCCCTGCACAACAAAGATGAACCAACAAATAGCTTGAGTCTGAGGGTTAAGAAAATATTTGTAGCGGTCAATAAATAACAATCCACCAGAAATTATCACACTCAAAATAATAAAAAACACAACACTTCCTTATTGCGGAGTGACATCCTGAGGTCTCCACCAGTATGTCTGGTTAAACTCTTTCTTCGAACGTTGCTCCATTTTTCGCAAATAGCCTGGTGAAAAATACTCCTGCATCTGGTTAAAGATCATGTGATCGAGAGCCGCCTTCAAGTACCAGAGATTCGCACCAGGCATCAGGCCTTTCCCCAGCTTAACCAGATCACCACCAGTCTGCTCATTCTTCCCTTCCACAGCATTTAACGGTATGCCCTGAGCAATCTTCACTACGTCATCAACCAGACCAGCTACCGGGCCAAGCATCGACGCCAGCGCGCCGCTTCCGTACCTAGTGTGATCTGACAATAAAAAGTCACCGTAAAGGCCAAGACCACCACCTTTCAGTAGAGCACCAAGCCAAAATTTAGCAGCATCTTCTCCTGTCATCTCGCGAGGATTACGACCAGACGCAAGGTCGTTAAGTTGCTGCGACAAAGCGCCAAGAATGGTCGTACTGGCAATAAACGTCGCAATATATGCCGCACGCCCACCAGCAGACGGCATCCCCATAGCGCGTGACCAGTGACGCATAACCACCGAGATAGGGAACGATTTAAACAGGAAAACACTTCTCGTTAATTCACCTTTCCATGTTCCACGCTGAATACCAGAACCGGTTATCAGTTGCTCACGTGCTCCCGGTGTAATAACAGCCATATCAACTTCTTCAGTTACGGCACCGAGCAGTTTACGCATTGCCTCAAATTTCACGCGTTCAGGCTCACCAAGATGTTTAACTGCTGAATCAGGGATACGCATAATGCTTTCCGGTGTCAGCATCGTATTATTACCGTTCCCCCAGTCCTCCTGTTGCGCCAGCTTCCATACGCTCCAGTCTGTGTCAGTAATCCCTTTGCTTTTCAGGATACGAAAATCAGAGTCATCGAGGCTACGAAGGTCTGGTGTCCGTGACACTACTTCTCCCAGGCTTCCCATCATGGTTACGCCATAGGCGCGCTTGTGCGCATCTGACCATGCTGTAAGCCCACTGGCACGCATTACCGCCGTTGCCGCCCAACGAGACACTGACGGCCCCATATTATCCATCGCCCAGCGGTTAACGCTGCCAAGTAGAGATTCCATCGCCAGACCAGCGCGGCGCGCCCGCGCAAGTTCTGTACGGTTCGTTGGGTCCATAGCTTCAAGCTGGTTGCGGAATAACTGGTTCATTGGAAGGTTGGTCACCTTCGCAGACAGATACATGGTTCCAAGATCAGAGAACGATGATAGCAACGCAGATCCGAGTCTGCTGGCAACCAGCCAGTTGCGGATATTGTCAGACCATCGCGCGATGTGCGGATTCGCTACAGGCTGTGTCTTTCCGGAAATAAAGTTGTACAGATTCTCTGTGTTGTTCGCCAGCCGCTCGACTTTACCGGTTTTACTCGGGTTAGCTGTTGCCGTTTCTGCCTTCACCTGATCAAGAAGAGAGCGGAAAACATGATCGGGGTTTGGGCCATATGTTTCCACCAGTGCAATATCTTTACTGATACCTTCCAGGTGACCGACCATGATTTCCCATAGAGAGCGATCGCCATAAAGTTGCTGATATTGCAGATAGGAATCTGCATCTTTGAAATGTATCTGTCGTGATGCATTACCACGGTTAGCACGTGCGCCGGAAATTCGCATTCCGGTATCAGTAAGCTTATTCAGCCCACCAGTAGCGATCGTGTTATAAGCCTCTCCAAGAAATGCAGACAACTCGGCATCGTTCATCAGTTGTCCATCGGCTCGGATATAATATTTGCGATCCAGCTTACCTATAACATCGCTAACCCACTTATCCTTTGATACCGCCCCAACCTTTTCCATAGAATGATGTTGAGGGAACCCCCAGTTTTCGAGATAGCCAATGTCCCCACCAGCATCATTAAACCGGCGGCGCAGTAGATCTGTCACTTCTCTCCACGCCTTAGCACCTTTTCTTGCTTTAGCATTGCCAGTATTTTGCCCTCGCATTTCATATACCAGGTCACGTACGCCCGCTTCATCTTCAAACAGACCAAAAAAGCGAGGATCAACTGCTTCGAATGCCTCCTGCAATTGACTCAATGCATAATCACGAGTGGCTTTTGTTCTGGACTCAACAGAGAGGAAATTCGATTTACCGTCTGCATTAAAAGCAATAGTACGGTTAAGAGCGCCAAGTTTCCCATCAGCCCCTTGATAGCTATTGATAAATTTATCCAATCTCTGACGTGCGGCTATAGTGAGGGCCACACGACGTTTCTTTAATGCCGCTTCTCGCTGTAATTCTTCAGATGCCAATTGTGCTGCACGATATAGCCGCTCTGATTCGGAAAGTTGTCTCCACGACATCGGGTCATCACGAGCAATGGAGCGCATATTTCGATAAATGCGGTCTTCAATGCTCTGTATTTCTCGCGCCGTTAACGTGCGCTGCGCCGCCTGCTGGACCGCTTGTATACATTCCTGTCTCATTTAATTTAACCTCTCAAGAAACACGCCACAGCGACATCAAACAGGCTGGAATCCTGTATTGCCTGCTCACTTTCCCTGTTCGCTTCATCCAGTACTTCACGCGCACTGCGCGATTGTGGATTACCATCATCATCCAGCACGGTGATTATCATGTCCGGAGATTCAAGCAGCGAGTCTTCAGCTATACGCAGATCAATATCTCCTGCCGGATCTGCCATCATTTTTTGTTCTGTCTGTTGCAATATCTTACCGGGCTCAAAAGGAGCTACTTCGTCTGGCGTCCTGACCTCTGCTGTTTTATAGAATGAAACAGCCTGAGCATTAAGTTCACTTTCTGCCTGCTGTCGTCGTGCCAGTTCTGCTCGAGCTTCAAAAAACTGACCTCCAGGCTCGTGCGGCGCCAACGCGTTACGAGAAAATTCCAGGCGTTCTTGTGCCTGCCGGATTCGTTGGTCAATATCGCGAAGTCTGGCCTGTTTATCTGATCGAGCACGAGATAAAGCCTTACCGCTACCGGTTGGCTCTTCTGCAAGAATTTGTGCGCGCTGTTCAGTGAGATTTTCAATAATTCGTTGGCTATTAGCGATTTCAGACTGGTAAACCTGTCTATCGCCACGCGACAAAAGCTGCGCGGCCTGTTCTTCAAGCAACCGATTTTCTATAGCGCGCGCCGTTACTCCATCATCTACAGATGACAGAGCCTCATTAACTGCCTGAGACAGCAGACTCTTGCGCCCAGGAATTTCACTGAAAGATGCAGACTCAACAATGCTGGCAACGTCTACAGGTCTCCCCTGGCTAACATCAGACATGGCTTTTCGCAGAGCCTGAATGTGCGAATTACGCGAAAGCACGTTGATCGGAACGCCGGGAGCAATATCAATTTCAGCATGATGAGCGGCATTCGCCGCCAGTGCAGCATCAATATCAACTGGTGAAAAATTTGGTGTGCTTGTAGACTCGCCGCGAGAGTTAATAAATCTGCCGACACCACCAAACGCCACCCCAAGAACAGCATCAATAGCAATTGCCTGTCGATCCAACACATCATACTGGTTAGCCATTTCGCTATAGCCACCATCACGAAGCGTTTTTGCAGTAAGCCCACGCTGTGCCATACCGAACGCAATATTTGTACCTGCGGCATAGGCAATATCTGGCGTTGCACGTACTGCTGTTGCTGCGGCGCGTCGCACTGAACTTTCACCCGTCCGCGCAAGCTGAGCCGCCACACCTTCCGCCAGCGCACCACCAGCACGTAACCCGAGGCTCATAGGGATCAGTGTTCCGGCACCAGCAGTAATACCCTGCACTAATCCCGCTTCCTGCGCCGTCCTGAAATCAACACCCTGTGCTGTCAACCGTTCAAACTCAGAAAAACCCTGTAGAGAAGTTACCGCCGCAGCACCTCCGACCGGACCACCGAGCGTTGTACCGACAACAGCCTGCCCGCCCATATCGAACAACCCATAAAGGACCTGCCCGGCGGTTCCGGTTGTCGCGGCATCAGGCGTCAGCCGCTTAACCTGCTGCTCTGCTAGTTTTCTCTGCTCAGCAATGTATGAAACTGAAGTGTCATTGAGCGAGGTGTTTTCGTTAACAAGCTGAGCAATCGGTGATACGATTTTATCCATCCCTGCCCATAGCAACTGATCTGGCTTTGCCACCAGCCCGGAGTACAAACCAGACAATGCCGCTCCTACAGCATTGTCGAAAAAACCAACATCGCTGTTAAAGCCAACTGGATTTGATGCTGCTTCGTCAAGCTGCTGATTCTGGTTTACTGGATTAAGGCCAAAGTAACTCATTGCGGAATATCTCCGGAGAATCTCTGACGCTTCTGTGTCAGATCAAGAACAACGGGAGAACCATCATCTTTTAGCAGATAACCAGTACCAAGTTTCACCAGGTACTGACTATCGCCGTAACTTTGCAAACCATACTGACCAGGCGGTGTTTTTATCCCTGTGCCAACAACTTGTTCATTCCAAGCCTGATTAACCTGCTTATCGAATTGCTCTGCAGACATTCCCCACGGCAAAAGAACATTCCCCATTCCGTTATAGTCATGCACGCCACCTGTAGCTACGTTAACAGCCTGTTTCCAGATATCATTGTCAATTTCGCCTGATACCACGCCTTTTTTCGCCATCACACCAGCGTAATAGTCCTTTGCGATCTCGTATGCCATTGATGCCCCCTGAGCATCACCAGCAAATGCATCCTTCACCATGTCAGAAAACTCAAGGCGAAGATCAGCATCTTTAGGCATCGGAATACCTTTCGCGTCATCAGTACCTTTACGAGCCGCCGCGCCAGCAAGAATTGTCTGCGCAGCGGTTTCTGGAGACACGGAAACATCCGGATTAAACCAGTTTTTTTCTGCCAAAATACCACCTGGCTTATCCATCAGTATCCCGGCAACGGCAGCAGATGGAGCGTTGGCACTGATCTGCTGTAGTGCTGACATATACACCTGCCCACCACCAGTGCTCTGCCTGATGGTATCGAGATATGCTGCCTGTTGGGAAACGGGCGCATCACGAAAGAAAACACCGATCTGATTGGCCTCGTCTTTGGAAAAGAACGTCAGTGGAGTGCCATATGACTTAGCAAGGTCACTGACCTGAGCAGCACGCAAGGCAACGCTCTGTCCAAAGTTATCCTTATTGCTCATGTCGATAGGCTTTGCCTGTCCGGCGGCAAGAGAGAACTGTACAGGATCAGCCTGTCGCTGCTTTATCACCTGACTTGCAGCCGACACAACGTTGTCATAAAGAGCGGCTCGTGCCGCATAACCCTCCCCTGTCTCACCAGTATCCGGGCGTAATTGCTCAACATATGCTGTAATGCTGCTTGTCGGCATGTTGCGGAAAGAGCCTATATACTGTCCGGCGATTTGCGTATTTCTGAACTCGGTATATCGCAGGTTTCCTTCTCTTACTCCATAAGCTGCAATAAAATCAGCCTCACCAGGTGGGTTAGGAAATTCAACGCCACGCATATACGCAGCTGTCGCATCGCGAACCTGGCTGTCAATCATCGTTTTATATTCAGCCTGCTGCTGCCGACGCAGTTGATCCGCCTGTCGCATAAAACTTGCCTGCGCCTCAGGAGATGCCGCATCGAATGCTGCATTACCGGTATAGCGTTTGGTGTTGGTTGGAATTGTTGATAAACCAAGTGCTGCACTGACACCAGCAGTTAACTGCTGATCACTGTATGGCTGGCTACCGTTCTCATGATGGATAATGGCTGCACAAAGCGCCTTCAGGGTATCAGGATTAGATGCATCGAGAGGCTCATCAGCAGAAACGCCAAGTTGTTCGCACACTGCTTTGATATACGACATAGTGTCATTTTTATCAGCAGGCGGTGCCCAGCGATTAATTATCTCGCTGACGGTATCAATACCCTGCCTCTGATACGACATCAGGTTCCGCCCTAATGCACGAATCCCGTGTTCAGGTGTTTCGAATTTAGCAAATCGACCATCATCACCGGTCTGGCCTACCCACGGATTAGTTTTGCTGTATTCGAGATTTCCTGGGTTATTGTTGCGTATGCCACGGGCACGCTCGGAAGAGTCACTATCTGCTACAGCACGGCGAGCTCCAGCAGCAGTATCACTTAACTCGCCATTACTTTGGATGAATGCGGTCGCATTGTTTGCCGACCACTGGGACAATGCAGCATCAGCAACCTTCTCTTTAAACTCGATTTTCTTGGCCTGGATTTGCTCGTTGCTCCAGCCATGTGCAACACCGTACTCCTCAATTTGCTGGAAAGTTTGCTTGTTAGCCAATACGTATGCGGCGTTGTCGCCATACAATGCTGCGGCATTTTTACCATTGTTCAGCAGTGTCGCCTGAAACTGGCCTTCTTCGTAGGCATTAATTTGCCATATCTCGTGTCGCCCGGCCTGCGTAGTGAACTGAATGCGCTGCTGCTGCGCCTGCTGCATGAAAGCATTACGAGCCTGTTCATCCGGCAGCGACATAGCCAGTTGTTCGACCTGAGCATCAAACTGCTGCGTATACTCATGGCCTTTTCCAATAGCATTTTTCCCTTTCAGGTTAAGCAATCCTGTTTCAGGATTATTCAGCAGATCGCTGCTTATCTGACTGAGGTTAAGAGATGCCTCCTGAGCCAGAGCGATATTGGCACGCTGTTTTGCCTGCCCCAAAACATCAATTGCCTCTGTCCCTGCCCGAACAAAAGCATCACCAATACCTTGCTGAGAAAACGTCTGCAAGCCTGCTGACTGAACTCCACGACTCTCAACCTGACGTCCGGATACTGTTGGTACGACTGGCATTATAATCCTCCGGGTAATCTGGTTCCTGCTGCTGCCCCGATTGGCGCAGGAGTGCTTTGAGTAAACGGACTCCACGTCCCACCAAACATCTGGTAGGCACCGTATGCCTTCAGAGGCGCAGTGAGCAATGTTGTTGCTGCTCCCACATTCCCCTGTTTACGGGCTGAACTGGCTTCTGCTTTATAGTTGGCAGCCTGAACCTGATAACCGTAAGCCTCGCGTTGCGCGTTATTCACCGTCGTCAGCGAATCAAGAGCGCCAAACTGGGCAGTGTCGCCAAATATATCCAGCGCGTTACCTGTAGATAAATCAGCGCCGGTAGCCCCCATTGTCGCCGCCTGTGTACCAAGCCGCTGTCGGGTCTCTCTGCGTCGTTGCTCAGCTTCAGCGTTACCTCTGTTTATTGCATCATTTGCCTGAGCTGTGGCTATATCTGCGTTCGCTTCTGCAACCTTCGAGGCATACTTTCCCTGTTGGTACTGGGTGTATGCCTGAATGCCACTCATGGCGAGCATTGCGCCACCAGCAATAACCGGATCGCACATTATTTTCTCTCCATGTGAAATCTGTGGAAATTAAGACCAAGAGCACCATAAGGCGCGGCTTCTTCAAGCCTGAATCCAAGCCAGTGCAGCCATGCTTTGGCAACATGGTTTCGCTCGTCGACGTAGTTTTCCAGGCGCGGATAAACTGCCAGCATCTGCTGCAATACAGGGCGGCAGTGGCGCAGAAATGTCTTCTGATATTTTTCAATACGGCTGGTTCCTACCAGCCAGGGCGTACCATTGCCACCGATCATTGACGCCGGAGATACACCAAACATGGTTACCAGTTCTCCGTTCGCGAACCCTGACCAGGCCATAGTCGCAGTGCGAAGACCAACGCGCAGCGCATCTTCGGTAGTCATCAGCGATACCGCATACAGTTCGTCAATATCAGCCTGACGAACATCCGGCAAAATCATCTGAAGATGCTCTTCGGTAGCGGGAATAATTTGAACATCGATCATCAGAATCCCCCAACAGTAAGGCGAGGAATAACGGCAAGAACAGACAGCGGCAACGGGTCAAGCTGACGGATTTTTACACGCCCGTTTTTGCCCCAGTTACTGTCCAGTTTCACTTCTACTTTTCCGGTAGCATCATCAACAGGATCATCGTAGAACTCGAATTCACGCTGTGGATATTCGTACCATTTACCGCCGGGCGTAGTCGCCCAGATGCCGCGACTGGCATTCACAACCAGAGTAACGGACGGGATCACCTGTTTTTTGTCCAGCAGCGTTTCCTGTCCGTTAATGTTGATATCCAGTGTTTCGAATTCAGCAGTTATTGGCAGGCCGATGTGCACAACAGCCCCCGGTGATTCCAGCGTGACGGCACCTCCGGAAACCACTTTTTGTGGTTCCACGTTCGCATCAGAGAGGATGTTTACGGTCTGGCCTTCAAGATGAGACAAGCCGCCAAATGTCCGGCGCGCCATCTGCCAGTTCGTGGTGGCCACATTCCTGAGGGATGGCGGGACGTTCCTGTTAGCACGAACCACTACTGCGGTATTGCTGGTTACAGAAATAATGTCGCAACGTAATTCTTTTGACACTTCATAGCCAGTATCAGGAACAGCTCCGGTATAAGGGAACTGTAGTTGCGCACCAACATCACTACTGGTGAAGTACGCACCACCAGAAACACTGATTGTATATTCCGCGCGGTAATCCCATTCGCCAGAACCACCAGTGATGGTCATCGTTCTGTCAGACGTGTTTCTTCCATCATAGCTAAGGCCAGAATCAACAAAGAAAGCATCTTCATCGCTGGTAAATAAACGGCTGGACAGTCGCTCGATGTATCTCACTGTTTGCCCGTTAACGGTTCGGTTAACGACGAAATACACCGCATCTTCATTTCCTTCGCTGATACTGCATGTGCTTTCATATTTTCCGGTACTGGATTGTGGTGCCCATGCAAAAACCTGCTGATCACGCAAATAGGTCATCACCAGTAATTTACCGTCATCACGAATGCAGAAGGCGCTGGAGTAAGGGACAATAGAGAAGCACCAGTCAACAATGCTGTGCTTCTGAAAAAGATGATTGGCAAGGATGGTCAGGTCGTTCCCCTGATAGCCGTCAACATCGAATGAGTAGGCCAGATCACGGACAACGCTGCCTTTCTCCTGGACGAACAGAGCAATATTCGCCACAGCAATTGGTGGGACGTTGCTTGAGCCATTTGATCCCTGAGAGCTGAATGCAAATGATGATGGGGTTAACACTTTGTTCTGGTCGCCGGTGATGACGTACTCACCTCCGGAAGTCAGCGCCACCAGAGAACCAACATCAATCAGGTGACGGATCTCATTAACCTGACGCCCGGCATAGGTGTAGATAATTCTGTCGTCATCCTGCGTAGGATTGCTTTTGCCAAAATCCTTATAATCCCCGGTACGGCTGGCCCAGATAGTCTGAGGGAACGCAGTCGATGCGGCGAAGTAAAGACGTTGTTGATAATAAACAACAGTGCCAGGATAACCATTAACACTGTTCCAGGCATATTTAGCCCATTTATAGCTGGCATTATCCTCGCCAACGACCTGCGAAGGGATATAGGAAATCACCTCGGCAGTTGCAGTAGTTCCATTTGCAGCAGTGATACGGGCAATGCCAAAACCACTGTGCAGATATTCCCACTCAATGCCAGTATCATCATCACCGGATCCGCCCCAGCCATCCCATGATGTGCCTTCTGTATGCGAAGGGCGCAAAGTGCCTGTTTTGCCTGCTGTAACGGCGCGATAGTAGTTACTGTCTGCACGGCGAATATCGCCAATCGACGTACTCTTACTGGTTTCCCATACCGGCACAGAATCCACTGCAGGCTGTTCCAGATAGAACAATTTGCCTACCTGCTCCGCGCCAAAAATAGAGGCGCTTGCCGTTAACGTAATTGTCCCGGTGCTGGCGCTGGCATAAACCGTCACTGACTCATCAATATTGATATCTTCAAATGGCCCGTTCTTCGTTACCACATCAACCAGTTGCCAGTTGTCATGCGCATAGCGGCGCAGCTCTTTCGGCGGGTATGCCGGATGAACCAGCGTAAGCACGTCTGCGCTTTGCGTGAATTTAATTAGGAACAGATCGGCTTCAGTATATGGCGTGGCAATTTCATAAATAACATTACTGCTGTTCAGCACCAACGCACCATCTTTGATAACACGCATGTACTGGTGTCCGAACTCCAGAGCATAAGTCTGAACCGTCGAGAACTGGAACGGGATCAGGCGGCATTTCCGATTTGGGTATTTGGCGGCACCGACAAAACGCGTACCAGGTCGATTCTCAACGCCGCCATACTGCCGCACGATAAAGTTATCGCACTTGCGCAATGCCACCTGGTACTTCGCCATGTCGATACGTCCGTACAACGACGGTCCAATCTCACCACCGGCAAAGCTGGGCTGGATCCAACTGATAGCCATCAGGACAACCTCGCAATGGTAAACTCATCAACCGGTGGCTGTGGTTCCTGTGATTCATTCTGGCTATGCGAGCCAGCACTAAGAATCACGCGATTGTACATATTGAGGGCAAACGTACCGAGGTCTGCATTCCCAGTCAGCGCCATGTTAATAGCTGCCGCAAGACGCCAGGCCAACGCCTCCATAAAAATGGCATCAAACATGTTCACATCTGAAACGCGAGAGACATACTTGAGCCATGCCTGCGGCTGGTCTGTGTAGATCAACTTTCCTGTTCCGTCGGTGTCTGCACCAACTTCGTACTGAACGCGCATTGCTGCTGTTGGATTGCGTACACCAGGAAGCATAATTTCAGTAATGCGCAGACAATCTGACGGGTACTGGTACGCATATTCCCAGTCAGGCGGTGGATTGCTCGTATCTGCAAGCGCCACGCGTTTGGTAGCAAAGTTCCAGTCAAAATCAGAAAGCACAGCATCACGGCAGGCCTCAAAGTGCAGCGAACATTCCCCCGCTTCCTTGCTGGCTTCCGTCAGGCTGTTAATGCTGCGGCTATTGCCAATATTGGACAGCGCACGATTACAGATCTCTACTACAGAGGCCATCACTCACCTCCGTTACCGTACAGAGTTTCAGCCGCTGATTTTTCTACATCCCCGGAAACAGGAGCGATCGCCATATCAGTGATCTGCAGATCGGCGCTGCGATTAACACCATCGTCAGTTTCTCTGGCAGACAGGCCTCGAATAACAGCCTTTGCAGTTATCATCACTTCTGTTCCGATGCCCTGAGGTTGCGCCTTCAGCTTATTCAATGTGTCGTTATTAAGAGTGATGCACAGCCCCCACGGGTATTCATCGCGAGTTCTGGTTTCTCCGCTCTCATCCTGGTAGCTGTCAGTGCCGGTTTTGAGGTTTACGAGTTCCATATACACTCCTGCAATAAAGGGGCCGAAGCCCCTTGTCTGATTCGCGAGGCTTACACGCCCAGTTCTTTACGCTTATCTGCGATCTTCTCGCGGAGCGTTTCGGCTTTGGCGTTATGGTGTGGCTTCTCGTTAAAGAGCAATTCGTACTCTTCACGGAGCTTATCCAGTTCACCATCATCTGACACATCGTTGATGATTTTGGTGCTGGTTGCTGCCATAGTCACCTTTCCTGCTACCTTTGCTTTTGCCTGTCTGGCTGCATCGTTAACAGGTTCCAGTGCGCTACCAGGCTCACCTTCGTATTCGATTTCTGCCCCCTCCGGCCACAGTGTGTTATGGATATGAGAGAGGCGCAGAACGCGGTATCTTGGTTTCTCACCTGACATCGATATCACCTTAACCAGTTACTTTTGAGCGGATCGGATACGGCGTATTGGCATCAACATCAAGACTGATACCAGCAGTGAATTCGCCAGCCGTTAGTGGGCCAGTTGCGACGGAGTAGTTAACACGCAGATATCGCTGAACACCGGCAGGCACCTTTGCAGAAACAACTCGTTTACCTGCTGTCAGGGCGGTCTTTGCCAGTGCACCACTATCATAAATAGTGGTCCATGAGCTGTTATCCTCACTCGTCTGCAACTGGATGTTTACAGTTGCATCACCGCTTGCTGCGGCGGCTGTGTTAACCAGCGCCCAAAACTCAAGCGGGTAACCCACGCCGATATCACGACGTTTTCCGTCAATTGGACCGAGATCGATTACGTCAGTAGAAGCCGCGGTATCAGTTACCGCCTGTGCTTCGGAGAACATCAACAGTTTGTCGGTGATCATCTTCTTTCTCCATTAGTGGGTCTGTTACGACCCACAGGTTAATAACAGGCGTTACACCACGCGGGCTTCTGTTTCCAGAAGCGCATCAGTTTCACGGATTGGTACACCACGGAATGACGTCCACCACTCGCCTTCAGTCTCTTTTACGCTAATCGCCAGAGATGTTTTCTCCAGAGACTGCAAATCAAGAGCCTGGCCTACAGTGCGGTTCATGTAGAACACCGGGCGACCCATGCCACGGTTTGGAATGCGATGCAGTGCTTTAACCATCAACTTCGCAATATTTGCGGCAGAGGAAGGTTCTGAAAGATTGCTGACATCGATGTTTGCAATGCGAACAACATAACGCCAGTCACGCAGAGCAAGTCCGTTATCCCATTTGTAATGGGTGCGATAGCCTTCGTACTTGCCGCCATTAGCATCTTCCAGTGTCACCTGGCCTTTATCTTCCATCTGGATGCCAGCCTTCTGCCCTTTCGGGAAGATGCCATGCACGGTGTTTTCGCCCCACACCACTAACCAGATTGAGGTGTTATCTGTACCCGTGCCACCAGCATCAATGATGTTCTGAGCATTACCCGCAGACAGGCTGGAATAGCGGGAGGACAGTCCCATAAACTGCTGAGGGTTAACGCTGGAATCACCATAAAACAGCGTCTGCGCCATCTGCTGATTCATCGCTTCAATAAATGCGCGGTCTTCAGACAGGCGGAATTCGGCGGTATTGCCGTTCAGATCAGCCAGTGACTTATCGACTTCCGCATAGGTTTCCAGCATGCCAACGGAATCGGTTACCTGCACTGTGGTTGATTTGCTTGGCTGTACGCCATAGTTCAGCAAACGCCAGGTAGCTGAAGGTAAACCAGAACGAATGGTGGTTCGGTGTCCGGTAGGAAGGTTCCCTTCGACAAAAGGCATATCCTGAAGGATCGGGTTAGTTTGACCGAGAAGCTCGATAATCTTATCGACTTTCCCGTTTGGATCGACGCGCTTACCCCAGTCAGCCAGCGTTAGCGCAGTTAAGCCTTTAACAGCCATTGTCATTTCCTCTTTTATTTGCCATAGAGCACTTCGGCCGCACTACGCTGGCCTTCATTACCACCGGTGACCATGCCATCTTCAGACATCGCCTTTCCGATTTTCACGAACGTTTTGACCAGATCAGGGTGATTACCCAGCCCGGTGGTGTTCAGATATTCTTTGAGTTCAGGTGTCCCGAACTGGTCAAGCGCACGCTGTGCGGCGCTAAGGTTAGAAATCAACTTGTCGCCACCGATTTCTTTGTCAGCTTTTACATCCGCAGCCCACTGCTCGGTTGTTTTCTGCCAGGCTTCTGCCTGGCGCTGCTGAACACCTGCCAGAATCTTCGGATAAGCATCAACCAGCTTTTGCGCTTGCTCGTTGGTCAGGTTAAGTTCTCGCGCCACCGGCTCGAATTCCTTCAACGCTTCTGTATCCAGCTCTACGCCTTCGGCAGCCTGAAACTCGTACTTCTCCGGCGCACCCTCCGGTTTATCGCCGTCATTTTTTTCACCCTGCTTATCGCTTTCAGGCTTTTTGTCATCAGCAGGTTTATCGCCATCAGCAACAGGTTGTGGCTTATCACCTTCCTGTTGTGATGGATCACCAACTGGAGCAGGGTTATCACCTGTAGGCGCTGACGGTTCTGACGCAGCCGGAGCTGCTCCACCATCGACTGGTTGCTCATTGCAAAGACGGCGATACAGCAAACGCTCAAATAAATTCATGATCACTCCTGTTCACTGGCCTCTTTGGCCATCTTCAAATACTGTTCAGGGCAATGCGCCATAACGCGCTGAAACAGTTCCAGCGCCAGATTGCGTTGCCCCTCATTAAATGCCATTGCCATAGCGTCCATCGGTGAGATAGCGGAAAACACACGGCCTTTCTCCAGCACCGACCAGACAACGCGACGCCCCTGTTCACTGCTCATGACAAAGCGAATGTCATCAATTTCACGCTGCACCATGTCACGTTGCTTACGGGCGTTTTCTTCTTTCAGTTGATCGTCTTCGTAATCTGTCATTGTGATTGCCCACCCTGACCACTAACTGCATTCGCCATAGCTGACAAAACACTCGGATCCGAAGTTTTAGCTTCACTTAGCGTCTTGGCACCCTGTGCCGCCGCCATCCCCATCGCCATCATTTGTTGCTGCTGTTGTTGCTGTGCCCGTTGCTGGCGAGCCTGCTCAACCTGTTCCTGCGGAACAATGACGGTTGGAGACACTCCGGACATATCAGCGAATGCATCGATCGCCTGATCAACGTTGAGTTTGTCGAGAGCTTCTGGTTTCGCTTGCGCAAGTTGACCAATGAAGTTAACCGTGGACGCCAGACTGGACAGGCCGATAGACTTCTGCGCCTGAGCCATGACGGAAATGTATTCGACCTTCAGGGGCATGCCTTCCATCGCGTCAGGCGGTGGCGGCAGCATGTTTTTACGCACCATCATAGAGAAAGCGCGGTCAATGAGAGGATTAAGACATTCGTCGTTCAGACGCTCCAGAACCGGCCCCAACATCAGAAGTTTTTCTTCTTTCATTTCGATCACCGCTTCAACAGGCATCGAGCGGGTATTGATGTTCTGCAACATCATGAACAGATCGACAAAGTAGGCGCTGTTAATGATTTGGCGAGTGTCCTGAATGTCTGCCACCAGATCTGCTGTACTGGGGTTAACCAGATAAGCAGGCCTGAAACCATCCTGACCAGTAATCTGATCGATATACGTGATGTCGCCAGGAAGAAGGGAGGCGCGCTGATTCTTGAGGGAAGTCGGAGCAACCATCGGCGGATTGGTGGCTTTATCAATCAACTGCGACTTGCGCTTCTGGAGAAGCTGCAATGCCTTAACAGGTCCAAGCGCCAGCATACCCGGGCATGATGATCCATAAACATCTTCGCCGTTAACTTCCCAGCGCGGAGCCATAATTGGAAACTCATCGAATCCGGACTCACGCAACAACTTGTCGTTATCGCCGCCAACCTCGTAATAAACCGATTTGAATGGCTTGTTCTTGCTATCCAGCTTCGATGTATCGCGGTCAATGTTCGGGTAAACCGAATGCATCACTTCGATCCACTTCTCGTAGGTGCCGCTTTCCCACATGCTTTTTACGGATTCGCTGACGTTATTTAGCCCGAACTCCTGAACAAGCTGACGAACAGTCATAGAGAACTTGCGAAAACAGGTGTCAACACTGCCACGAGGTGAGTTAGCCAGGTAGTAACTGCCTATCGGGAATGGCATTGTGCGAATGATGTCCTCGTCATCCTCCAGCACTGCCATTGCACCAGTGCTGTATGTGCCGAGGCTTCCGTATAACTGCGGAAGAGACTGGTAGAGATTCGACTTATTGAACATATCGTTCATGCGGTTCTGCACCGCCTCAAGCCACAACTTAACAGGGCCATAATCCATCATTTCAGGATCTGGCGTAGCCAGGCGAAACCACGGACGGGCGGGGCTTGTGATGCCTGACATCATGCCGCTGGCGAGAGTGCGCGCCGCCATAGTCCCGGTCGAATCAATAATACGTGTATTGCGTCGATCGTTACGGTTGACCTCAGAAGTCAGAAAGCGGGAACCACGCGGGTTAATGTAATCACTCAACTCGCGCCAGTGCGGCTCGAACGACTGACGCTCGCTTTCAAGTTGTGCGAACTGTTTGTTCAATCGCTCTTTAGTTGTTTCCGCCATTTCAATGACTCCGGTTACTGACCAAGCAGCGTTTTACCGCTGGTATTAGCGGTTGATGTGTCGCCCTGAGAACCGGTAAGCAGCGTAGAACTACGACCAGCAGCAGCGCGACGGCGACGAGTTTCTTCGTCGCGGGCATCAACAACGGCGGCATCCTGCTCCTGTGGTGCTGCCTGAACTTCTGGTGTTGCAGGCACTGATGGTGAGCTACCCATGCACATATCAATGACTCCGTACGCAATTAAATTATTACCAATTTAACCACATATGATTTATTTATCGTAGGTTGTTGACATTTAACGCACGAATTATTACCTTCAAGGTAAATATAGGGTTCATTCCGGTTATTAACCTGACTGGCTTGTCGTTAAATTGAACAGGTGGAGTGAGCTTTTATTTTGAGTAGTACGGCGTATGGCACATGCGCCGATAGCGGTCTGGGTACGTTTAAGGGGCACCCTCCCTTGCTCGGGCAAACGAACCAGGTAGCCGGAATGTGCAAGTCGAGCGGTTTTATTCCGCGCACGGGGATTCACCATCCCGGCGATTCGGTGTGACGCCTCGGAAGAGACGAGGTACAACGATGAGAGCATTTATGGAGCCGCGACAAAGTGTGGCGCCTTAACAGGCTAAGTGCTCTCAGCGTTGTGGCATTAGCTCAGTTGGACAGAGCAATCGCCTTCTAAGCGGTTGGTCGCAGGTTCGAATCCTGCATGCCACGCCAGAATCACGCCTAAGGACCGTGATGCCAGAAGTTCCAGGTGCTTGGCGGTGATGGTTTCCCTTGAAGAACTATCACCGCCCTTTTTACAGCAGGACGCCATTGCGATGACTTCATGCTGTAAACCAGTACAGCCACGGAAGGCATAACTCATTGCTTCCAGTTCGCCCGGTTCGCCGGGCATTTTTTTAAGGTGAGATTATGAACGACCAGCAAATCGAAAAAGAAATCGTTGAGAAAGGCAAAACGGCACCGCGCGTTACGCCAGACCATATCGAAGGCATTATTGCTCAGGAGGCATATTTCACAGCAGAAGATGGTGCCTTTGGCAAAGCCATAAAAGCGAAACATACTGGCGGAGAGGTAAACTACCAGCCGCACGAATCACTTTCTCTGCTGACGTTCTGCGTCCTGGTGCTGCGCAACGGCTTCACCGTCACAGGAGAGAGCGCCTGTGCAAGCCCGGAAAACTTTGATGCGGAAATTGGTCGGAAGATTGCCCGGCAGAATGCTGTAAACAAAATCTGGATGCTTGAAGGTTACTTACTGAAGCAGAAGTTAAGCGAGCAATAACACCGTGACATGTCACAAACAGCCAGCCGATGAGCTGGATTTGTTTTATCCTCACCAGAGGATATCTCCGTCATTATCCCCGCTAACGGATTAAGCATAGGGATCGTACTCGGTAAGCGCCTTGCCTTGCTGGTTCTGCTGCCCGGGAAGTCGCAGGCGCTTCGACACCGGGAAAGCAAACGTCAGCAGTAGCGCATCGCCTTTACCCGGCGAACGCCCAAGCCGCTCCTTGATATCTTCCTTCGGTTCGATAACGATTTTACCGTCCACGCGAACTTTGTACTCTGCCGCCGACAGGTCGTCCGCTGTTTCCTGGTCATCCAGCATCCCGCCGAGCCTCAGCCATGTCTTGCATGCATTGAACATCTCCCCGCGCTTATTGAGCATCTGCGGGTCAGTAGACGCGCCGCCGAACGGAACAAGTTGCCATGTACGACCCCAGCCGTCACCGATTGACTTCAGACCGGTACCGTAGCCGAAGTCGATGAACACCGCGTCAGCCTGATACTGGTCTTCAAAGTCAGCGATACGCTTTGCCATAATCAGATCGTCAGTGGTCTTGTTGCCGGTCCACAGCACCTTACTGTGCAGCCCCTGCCGCAGGTATATCACCGCGTCATCAACGCCTGAGTATGCCGGGTCAACGCCGATTATCACCGGAGCATGTGCAACCTGCGCAGCGGTGACCACCCGTTTCATTGCCTCGTCAGTAAGACCGGTAGGGATAAACTGCAATTCAGATGCATCAGGGAATATGCCGCGCACACGGATTTTAACGAAGTCGCTGTCTTCCCCGTAGTCATCAACCCATTTCTGCAACTGCTGTTTGTTGGTGCCTTCCACCGTCCGGCTGTCAATCTGCGCAGTTTTCCAGCGGTGTTTATATTTGCGGAAACATTCGCGGAAACGTCCGGTATTACGCGTCGGGTTTCCGAACGCCACCCAGATAATCTCAGTGTCTTCGTCCGTTAGCGCACCCTCGGCAACTTCCCACACCAGATCCGCAATGTTCGACGCTTCATCGAATACCACGATGATGCGTTTGCGCTCGTTGTGTAGTCCGGCGAATGCCTCAGTGTTGTGCTCAGACCAGGGTATTGCGTCAGCCCGCCACCGCTTGTCGTGCCCAGGGTCATTGCTGTACATCGCGGTAGCGGTACAGGTAAACCAGTCTTTCGTGATAGCAAGGTTCGACCACTTGATAATTTCCGGCCAGGTCTTCGTTCGTAGCTGGTTGTCGGTGTTGGCAGTCACCACGACCTTACAATCCTCGCAAGTGGACATGCCCCAGTTGATCAGCATTGAGATGAATGCTGATTTACCAATACCGTGACCCGAAGCGCGTGCCAGCATAAGCGGCTGATAGCGCGCCTCTGGATTCTGCAGGTGATCACGTATCTCTCGGAACGCATCGGCCTGCCACTGACGTGGGCCGGTAGCATGTGCCAGTTCAGTCCCCTCTTCCCCCCACGGGAACGCATAGAGGGCATAGCCAAGCGGATCGTGAGTGAACCCTGCAATATCCTCGATCAACTGCTCTTCAGGAGATAACGCTGTATCTGTCACTGATTACCATCCTGACGTTCTTTGAGTCGCTTCCTGGCTGCTGCTATGCGATCAGCAATTGTCACATTCACATTAACATCCAGACGTTCTTTGAACGCGTTGACATCAACATGCTTACCAATCAGCTCAAGGTTCTTCACCTTGTCAGGCCATTTAATTTTTTTGAGGATTGTCTCTATCGAATCCTCGTTCATGTTCATGATGGTCGATGACAGATCAAAGCCGCTAAGCGTAGTGCGCCAGATTTTCGGCCACTCGCGGATTGGTTTAAGGCTCCCATCGTCGTTGAGGATGTCGATCACGTCCATCTGGTCGATCTCCACCAGGCGCATGAGAACGTAATCAGCACTGACGCGCATTCGTTTGTTGCGCTCCTCCATCAACTCAGCAATCCGTTTTTGAATGCGTTCATCGCGCATCATGACACTGGCTTTAACTGCCGCTGTATTTGGGGAGAATCCTGCGTTAATCGCTGCCTGAGTCTGGTTTTCAGGCGTTTTGATGTATGACTGGCAATAAGCCTCCTGCATTGCTGTTAGTGGCTTAAATTGCGTTGATTTGCGTTTATAGGTTTTAGGTTCAGCAGGCATCATAACCACCGTGGTAATAGTTACCGTTGTGGTAATAGTACCATGCAAAATAAAGCCGCCATAGTTGGCGGCAGTATTCAAAACCCGTCAAATTCATCATGCATAATCTACTCGTGACATGTCACACTATTAATTTCGTTTCATGCCAGCCTTTAGTCACCCAGCATTGCGAGTCACCATTACACGGGCATGAATTCACAGGAATTCTCTCGCCGCACTTACCGCAAAGTTTTCTGCTGATCGATTTTATACGCCCGTGCACGCGAGCATCATCCTGGCGGATAAGTAACGCAATATACTCACCAAATTCGTAAGGCACACGCCCGGGGCGACGCGTGGCACAGTTACGCTCCAGCATTTCAATTTCCTGAGCATCAAGCACAATCTCCAGCTTACGTACACCGGATGCAGCTTGCCTGGCTCTCTGAGCGGCTTTGCGCTCTGCTGCTGATTTAGCCATCAATATTCACCTTTATCGCGTACACTTTTACCGGTTTATCGCCGAAGTGGGGATGTGTGATTGTCTTGATTTCATACCCTTCATACGGGACGTCAATTCTGCGACTGAAGTCGTCGCGCTTCGGATATCCCTTTGTGATAATCAGGCGGTCATATTCCCGGAACATGATTCGCTTATTCCAGTAGTCATTACACAGGCGATACTCTTCAGTTTTCTCTCCGCGAATAATGGCATCGAAGTATTCACCTTTGACGGCAAGTTGCAGGTTAGCCATTACCGCACCTCCAGTCTCCATATCGCCTGACCAATCCGGCTGGCATGGTTATCTTTAGATACTGTTCCGTCTTTAGCCATCTCCATAAGAATTTTGCGCAAATCTGCCGAACGCCATTCTTCATCAGGAAATTCCTTCTCCATTGCCAACCGCAGATTCCAGGTTGCTATCGTGAATGGATATTCCCAGCCGAGAGCTTTCTCTTGCAGGGCAGCACGGGAACGCATCACCAGCAAAACCTTCTCTTTTACATCCATCATTTTGCCTCCTGCGGCGGTTCTGGCAGCGGCATCCAGTGGGTTACTTTTGATGCAGGTTCTTCTCCAATGTCAGTTACTGCCCACCATTTGTTTCTCGACCAATCGTAATACCCTTCGAAGGTATCGCGTCCAGCAAATCCGCGAGACTCCCCAAAAAACCAAACATACTGTTTATCGTCCGGCATTCGCTCACTACAGCTTATCCAGCCATCCGGAGTTACCTGAGAATTGCCATTTACCAAGTCAGCTCGAACATATAGCGTGTCATCATGGTGCTGATTGTGGCTGCACCACGTTAATTCGCTTAACTCGCCATCTTCTGGCCATACTCCAGCTGTTTGCAGCCAGATATGGGCTGGCGCATCCTGGCAAGGTGTATTAACTGGAAACTTGTAAGCCTGGCTTACAGGCTCGGAACCATGAAGAATGGCGGCGCGGCAGGCATCCTCTACACCCTTAACTGCATCTGCGCAGTAGTTATAGCGATTGCATTCCACTAACTTCTGCTTGAGATTTTCAATTGCTTGTGCGACATCAGCCTGTATTGGTGGAACGGCTGTCTGCTGCTCTCGAACGTCATTAGTCGCTATCGGTTCTGCTGCCAACTGACTGGCATATTTGTTAATGGTAACGATAAGCTCTTGCTCAGCCTCATCCAGACAATCACCGATACCTCGTCTGTCGCCGTCAAAATCATCGAAATCAGCACGAACTCTGGCAAACTTCAGGATTGCGGACAACACCTCACCAGGAATTACCGGAGAGTTGGTTGACGTTTCCGCAATTTCCCGAAAATTATTGGTTGACGAATTCGCGTTTTTCCGAAAGTTCCCGGCATGAAGCATAGCCGCGCGGCAGGCGTTCCAGCCTCTCACCTCTGCAATAGCGGCAACAGCATCGACCGCGTACATGCTAAGAGGGTTAGGCATTGGTTTTTCTTCCGGTACTACTGGCGCTGGAGGGGCAGTGTAAAGCTGGTGCGTTCCATCAGGTAGCGAGTGACCCACATACTCACCGAACCCGTCAATACACATGCCCCCATCTTCAACAATGCATTCCGCTACAGGCTCTGCTTCCAGTGATGCCAGCGCAATCCGTGCCAGCTCTTCCGCTTCTTCTGCTGGCAGTACAACGTTGCTACCAGGTCCGTATGTTTCGCGCCACTCCTTGATTGTCAGCAGTCGCTCTTTGGTAATAGTGATCATGCCGCGTTTCCTTCTTTCTTATTAACAATTACACCGTCATATATTTCATTAAGGTGCCCTCTCAACTCCATGCGCCTTAATGCAGATAACATGTAATCGCATTCAACCTGCTTATTCCCAATAAAAGGTTTATCTTCAGGGTTACCCCAACAGCAATTCCCCTTGGGCCATCCATGTACTTTCCGTACTCTTCCGTTAACAACGTGAAGTAATCCCCAGCCAGGAGGTAAATCCTCAATTGAAATAATTCCCGGCTCACTAATAAAGAATCGCCAGTCGCCCATGCCAAGTGAGGGATTTTTACGGAAACGCTTTTTTCTATCTGCCAACAAATCAGCACGAGAACACTTCGCCTCTATCAGGCATGATGCTGAATTTCTGAATCCCATAGCATCTGGCTGTTCTCCGGTACTGGTTACAGCTATAAAGCGGTCATGAAAACAAACCTTGAACCCGTTGCGCTTAAGGAACTTGTACGCAATCTGACAGAGTTCGCGGTGTGTTAACGCCATATCACTCTCCTTTGATGCGAATGCCAGCGACGCGTGGCACATTAACTTCCACGATGCGCACAGTTGGTTTGTACATCTCAATCGCTGTCAGCCAGTCAGCGCCAGTCATGCGCTTTTCTGCATCGCCATTAGTCCACTTAACCGGTACACCAATAGCCTTCATCGCGATTTCTATTTCCCCGGCAATGGCGCTTTTTCCGCAACCAGTAAAACCAGAAACAACGACAAGAACTTCGCCTTTGGCTGGTTTTATTTCCCGCGCTTCCAGTTCTGCTATGCGCTTCTCTGATGCTTCAAGTAACGCCTGCTTATCGCGTAGCGCTTCTTCCAGTTCAGCAACATGGCACTCACTATCAATAAGGTTGTTCTCTGCGGCTTCCAGCTCAACACGCAGCTTCCCTACCGTTAGCGCAATATCCTCGTTCTCCT